CAATATGATTTTCTTGGACGAATTTGCTCACGTTCCCACCAACATTGCAGAAGAATTCTTTAGTTCTGTTTATCCTACAATAACTTCAGGACAAAGCACAAAGGTTCTTATGGTTTCTACACCAAATGGACTTAATATGTTTTATCATTATTGGCGTGGAGCCACTAAGAGACTTGGCCAAGTGGGAAAAAATGAATACATTCCAATAGAAGTTCATTGGAGTGAGGTGCCAGCATATCCAGGCGGGCCTTGTAGAGATGAAAAGTGGAAACAAAAGACGATTGCAAATACAAGTGAACAACAATTCCAATCAGAATTTGAATGCGATTTTGTTGGTTCTCAGAATACTTTGATTGCTTCTCATAAATTAAAATCTCTTTCTTGGGTTGATCCTATATTAAAAAATGATGAAGGATTAGCAGTATATGAAGAACCAAAAGAAGGACATAATTATGTTTGTACAGTTGACACCGCTCGTGGACAAGGATTAGATTATAGTGCATTTACTATAATTGATATTACAGATCCTCCATATAAATTTGTTGCCAGATATAGAAATAATATAATTTCACCTATGGTCTATCCTACGGTCATTAAAAGTTTATGTGAACAATATAATAATGCTTATTGTTTAATAGAAATAAATGATATCGGGGGACAAGTAGCAGATGTACTACACGAAGATTTAGAATATGAAAATGTTCTTATGTGTGCAACAAAAGGAAGGAAAGGACAGACAATTAGTGGTGGATTTGGTGGTTCTGGTATGAAATACGGGATTAGAACTACACAGGTAGTTAAAAAATTAGGGTGTTCCGTTCTTAAAAGTTTAGTAGAGGAAGACAAACTTATAATTGAAGACTTAGAAACAGTAAACGAGTTAACAACATTTGTTGCAAAAAAGCAATCGTTCGAAGCGGATGACGGACATAATGATGATTTAGTTATGACTCTTGTTTTATTCGCATGGTTGACTCGACAAGAATATTTTAGAAATTTAACAGATTTGGATGTTAGAAAAAATATATATGAAGATAAAATAAAAGAATTAGAAGAAGAGATGACCCCGTATGGTATATTTGACGATGATTTATCAGAACCTTCTGAATTCTGGGACGGGCAAGATAGATGGGGTTCGGCGGAACCGACATGACCGTAAAGTTTACAAAACTATAAATAATCAAGAAGAAACAACTTAAAACAAAGTATTTCGAATGATATACACGAATTTCGAACAAGGAGAGTCAAATGCCATTTAGCCTAAGTCCTAGCATCACTATTACAGAAAAAGACCTTAGTTCAATCATCCCTGCAACTTCAAGTACTGTTGCCGCTTTTGTGGGAAGATTTAGCAAAGGCCCAGTTGATGAAATAATTAATATCAACAGCGAAAAGAAACTTTATGAAGTATTTGGAAAGCCAGATCCAGGCGAACGAGGAGTCGATTGGTGGGTATGCGCCAACTTCCTAAACTACGGAGACAAACTAAAAGTAGTTAGAGTAGATGAAGGTAGTGGAACATATTATGGTGCTGATCGAGGATTGACCTCTGGTAGTCCTTCACAGATTTATTTTGCTCAGGCAGGCCTTGTCTCAGCAAACGCAGGTAGAACTGCTGGTGCTAAGGTAGTTGCAAATAGTCCTGGCAGTTTGAGCAACTCCTTTAGACTTGTTATTCATCCTGCTACAACCGCAAAGTTTGAAGACATTTGTTCTGGTGCTGCATCTACCACGGGTCAAGGTAGATTAATTACTTTTGGTGATGAAGCAAACATGTTCTCATATCACCCAACAAGCACTCCTGAAGTATTCAATTCAGTTGAAGCAGGAATTCTTGCAAGTGGTGCAACACAAGACGAAATGCACTATGCACTTATCGACAACACTGGATTAATCAACGAAGAAAATCCTGGCGTAACAGGGGCAGTCCTAGAGAAATTCGAAGGTCTTTCTATGTGGAAGGGTGTTTATGACTCCACAGGAAGAAACTTGTACTACAAAGATTTCATCAATGCAAATTCCTCTTATATTCAAATCGAAGAAACTACTCACCGAAGTTTGCTCTTTGGTAACATGGGTCTTGGAGTAAGTGCTGGCGGTGTGTTGCAGAATAACTGTAGTTATGGTGGGGAATGGAGTTCAAGCACTGGTGGTGACCCAACTTGGACACCAACCACAACCGTAATGCCTCACCCACTTGGTTCAAATGTAACAGGTCCTTCCGCTACAGGCGGAGCAAGTGTCGATGTCTCTTACGCTGACTCGAAACCATACAGAGGAGTTACAGCAGCACCCCTAGCATGGAACTCAGTGTTCACTGGTGGTGCAGAATCTGGAATTACTTACCCCTACGAAGGTGCAGGTTCTAATAGCGCCGTCGGAGGTACTAATAACCCCCATGTTTCGGCTCTTAGAGCAGCATGGAATCGGCATTTCAAAGATGCTGAACAAGTAGAAATAGATTTGATTCTCGGTGGAGCCGCAGAGGCTTTGATTAGTGCAGAACTAATCGAACTTGCAAACAAAAGAAAAGACTGCTTAGTATTCATTTCACCTCCATCATCCCCAGCAGGAACAGAATATAACGACATTGCGTTTAGTTCTTCTCTTGCAGGATACTCTGGACCTGATAATGTAATCAGTTACAGATTGACTAACGGATTTAATTCATCCTACGCAGTAATGGATAGTGGATGGAAGTATATGTACGATAGTTATAACGACAAGTTCCGTTGGATTCCATTGAATCCTGATACTGCTGGTCTTGTTGCAAGAACAGAAGAAGGTAATGCACCATTCTTCTCTCCCGCAGGTCTAAACCGAGGAAATATTGCTGGTGTTGTAAAACTTGCAATTAATCCAAATAAATCGGAAAGAGACAGACTGTATGCAAACTCAATCAATCCAGTGGTTGCCTTCCCAGGCGAAGGAACAGTTCTTTATGGAGATAAGACTCTACAAAGAAGAACCACATCATTGGATAGAATTAATGTAAGAAGACTTCTTACATCTCTTGAGAAAGCAATTGCAACAGCGGCTAAATACCAGTTGTTTGAATTCAACGATGAATTTACAAGAAGGTCGTTCGTTTCTACAGTCACTCCGTTCCTTCGAAGAGTTCAATCTCAAAGAGGAATTACAGATTTCCGTGTCGTGTGTGATGAAACTAACAATACTGGAGAAGTTATTGGAAATAATCAGTTTGTTGCAGATATCTTTATTAAACCTGTTCAATCGACTAACTTTATCAATCTTAACTTTAGTGTTGTTAGAGCAGATGCTACATTTAATGAATCGGTGGTTTGATATTACTAAAACTCATATACATAAAGTAGCAAAGAAGGAGATAACAATCTAATGGGTAATATACAAGATTTTTCAACTAAATTCGGTCAAGGCCAACGAGCAACACTTTTTAGAGTGGAAGGGGAAATCCCTGGCGCTGGTACAAATGCAGAAGATAGAACATTCTTCATTAAGGCCGCTCAGTTCCCAGCATCAACCCTTGGTTTTATTGAAGTTCCTTTTAAGGGAAGAAAGATTAAAAGGCCTGGTGATAGAACTTTCGCCGAATGGTCAATCACAGTTCTTCAAGACGACCAAAATTCAGTAAGAGAAGATTTTATCGGTTGGATGAACCAAATTAATAATCATTTTGAAATTTCTGGTGACAGTGTTTCAGATGCATTATTCCCAGATTGGACAGTAACTGCACTTAGACAAGATGACAGTGAGGCTGGTTCTATTGAAATTAGAAGTTGTTTTCCAACAGAAGTTGGAACAATTGATTTCAATTACGAAACAGTTGATACGTTTGCTGAGTTTACAGTTACAATTCAATACGATTACTGGGTTAGTCAAGGTACTTCTTGATTAAAATAAATGGTAGATTTCAATATAGAAAATTTTTCTAATGCATTAGGGTCCCGACAAGCGTTCCAAAAGGCGAGTCATTTTCAAGTTACAGGATGCGGCCTCGGGGCGGACCAGGCCATGATGATAAAAGCGGCAACATTCCCAGCATCTACTATTGGGTTTATTGAAGTTCCATTCAGAGGAAGAAAAATTAAAATTCCTGGCGACAGAACCTTTGCTGAATGGCAAATTAGTGTTTATCAGGATGGTGATAATCAAACTAGAGAAACATTTATTAAATGGTCTAATGAGTTTGAACAACACGAAAAGATGGGGGCTAAAGACCCCGAGAAGATTTGTACTTGGACGATTGATGTTTTAGATTCAAAACTAGAAGTAGTCACCGATGGTACAATAGAATTAGTTGGGTGCTTTCCTATAGAAATAGGCCCATTAGATTTTAGTTATGAGTCTGTTGATACGATTTTACAATTTGATGTGTCAATTGGGTATGATTATTGGACTTCTGAAGGAACGAAGAAGTAATCATCAGTCTGGATAATCTTGATATATATAGTATGAAAGGTGGGTTATTAAATTATGCCAATAGAACTGTTTGGATTTTCGATAGGTAAAAGAGGGAAAGAATCAGCAAAACCAGTTGATTCTTCTACTCCTGATGTAAAAAACACTGTTTCTTTTGTTCCCCCAGACGATTATGATGGAACAATTAATATTGAAGCAGGTGGTATTTTTGGTCATTATGTTGACTTTGAATCCCAAGTAAAAAATGAAAATGAGTTGGTGCAAAGATATAGGAGTATGTCTTTATATCCAGAAGTGGATATGGCAATCACTGATATTGTGAATGACGCCGTTGTTATTGATGAGGACAAAGAACCCGTAAGTCTTCTTTTAGATGACCTTGATTTGTCTGATAGTATTAAAAATAAAATTGAAGCCGAATTTAAAACAATAATATCTCTATTAAATTTTAATAATAAAGGATATGATCTTTTTAGAAGATGGTATATTGACAGTAAATTGTATTATCATGTTATTGTTGATGAAAAGAATCCTAAAGGTGGAATTAAAGAATTAAGACCAATTGATCCCACTAAAATTAATAAAGTACGAAAAGTAGAAAAACAACAAATTAAAAAAGGAAATCTGGTATTTCCTGTAGTTAAAGAGGTTGAAGAATTTTATCTTTTTACAGAGACTGATAAGAATTCATTAACCCCCACTCCAACAACTGGACTTCAGATTGCACCCGATTCTATTGTTTATGTACATTCTGGTCAAATTGATACTGGTACTAAAAAAGTAATAGGATATTTACAAAAAGCAATTCGTCCTTTGAATATGCTTCGTCAAATAGAAGAT